TTACGGGGTTGCAGAAATCGCCGTTTTTCCATCGTATTCTGCAAGGTAAGAGCCGTAATGTCTGAACAGCATTTCCGGTCCTTTATGCCCCATCTGACCAGCAAGCCAGAACAGGTTTACGCCCTGGCTAATGTGCCGAGTGGCGAACGTGTGGCGTGTCTGGTACGGATTGCGATAGCGTACACCAGCTTTTTTAAGGGTTGGTCCCCAGGCTTTTTTTCGGATCGCATCTGCGTTTGCCCAAGGAGCGCGAGTTTTCGGATCGCTGAATATGAAGTCGCTCTTTAGCGCCGTGTAGGGCTTTTGTGCCTGAAGAGCCGCCAGCGCTTCGCTGTTCAGTTGCACTTTGCGGGTGCCGGCTTTTGTTTTGGTGCTTTTGATTACCCCGACTACGCTTGCAGTTTGAACATGCGCGGTGTTGCCGATGAAGTCTATATCCGTCCAGCGCAACGCGCACAATTCTGAGCTACGCAGTCCGGTATTAAAGGCAAAGCGAAACAGATTTCGCCATTCCGGGTAATGACAGGCGTCATAGATTGCTGCCGTCTCCGCTGGTGTAAAGGGATCGACCTCGTAATCACCACTGCCTGGTGTGTTGTCCAATACGTGATACCGGCTGGCGCTGACTAGCGTGACAGGATTTATTGTTAACAAACCATCGGTCACCGCTTCATCTATGGCGCTGCGCAGAAACGAAAGATTATTGCGGATCGTTTTCAGTTTTGTTTTTCTGCTGGCGATCCAGTTTTTTAGTACAGCAGGTGTCAGTTCTGATACATGAAATTTATGCAATGCTGACAGCGCCGACAAGCATTTTTCATAACCTCTAATTGTCGATGGTGACAGGTTACGGTTCTGGCAGATAATCAGGTATTCATCCAGGTAAGATTTTATATTTTTGTTTTTTTTTCACTCCCCCGAACAACTCCAGCTTTTGGGAGTTGGGGAAGTATTTTGCATATTCGAAGGTACCATCGATAATCTGATTTTTTATTTCTCCCAGCAGACGCTCGGCGTACTTCACACCGCGCGCGTTTACTTCCATTCTGGAGAGGGGCTCCCGACACAGAACCCCTTTATATGTAAAAGTGATAACCAGAGTGCTACCAGTTTTATGCTGCCGAATAGTTACTCCTCTAGGGAGAGATAATGATCCTTGTTCTTTCTTGCCCATTTTGTAATCTCCATTAAGTCGACCCAACGTTCTTTAACTCCGTCGACTTTTAATACATGTACCCCTTCTTTCCATATTCCTCTTTGTATCCGTTTGTTAACGGCATCAACCGTTTCTCCCGCGTTGCGGCAGTAGGTTGATATAGGTACGCAATCCAGTCCCACAGTTCACCTCACACAACATTCAGTCCACGGCAGTGGCACCACACTTCAAACATTCGCCTCACAACTTCACGACAGTAGAAGCCGTCAACGTCTCGCGTCAGGTCATAGCGATTGCCGTAACGCTGGCGTACCCATAGCTCAAATGCTTTATTCATTCTCTATTTCCTTTTCATGGCTCGTAATTTTTTCAGATGAGCTTCCTGCTCTGTTTCTGCCAGAATTTGTCGGTATTCTTGGTGATCGATCCGTTCAAACGATTCATTAAAATCGCTTATTTTTACAGATTGTGTTCGCCCATCCATTCTTCTGTACAACACAGTGTTGTTTATGCAGCGAATAATTTTTATCGGGTAACCAGCACTATCGGTGTATATCTGACCACGTTGAATCAGAGCGAACATTCCTTTATCCCCAGCGGAAAAGCGAATACAGAATAAATGCCACCGCTATTGCAACTCCTACTGCGGTGAATGCTTCAGGCCAATTCATCATTTCACCTCCACGCCGATCCCGGCAATAACACAATCCCGTTTGATAGCTTCTTTCACCCAGCGTTTATAGGTTTCCGGATGGAATTTTGCGTTTTTTCCGGTACCGCTCCAGAATGCCTTTGATGTGATATCGAGCAGGGTGATGGTCAGGCCTTTCTTCTTGCTGCCTTCAGAACTTTTGCAAAAAGTTAATGCGTCGCGTAGTTCTTTAACACACGCATAGTTTTCTGCTTTCTCTGGGTCGCCGGTACGGTGTTCAGCTTCTTGTCTGCACCATTTGATGACTTTCTCTGCGGCTGCGTGGAGACGCTGACGTTGCCAGTCGTATGTGTCGACCAGCCCATATGCGTGATTCTTTGCTTTGCTTAATTCAGCGACGAGGCATTCGGAATCAATCAGATTATTTTCCGCAGCGGATAGTGCTTGTTTCAGTCGCTCGATTTCTTCAGCCATGTAATAGCCGGTTTTACTCCAGGTATCGACATCATCGTCACTCATATCCAGTTCCATCGACGCCATCAGAACGGCGTCGTGATAGTTCTGGCTACCGCAGGTGATTGCAACGGCGTAGGAGTCACTATTTTCGCGCTTATGGATAAGTACAACTGGGTTTTTGATCTTGCCCATCCCGCACCTCAGTAATTCATTAAAAATTTATATTCAATCAGCGCACCGAAAACGACGGACGCCAGCAGCAGACCAAACAGCATGGACAGGAGGAATGACTTCATCGCTTTGCCTCCCGCTGTACGATTTTGTAGGCGCGCAGGATGTCGCGTGTTTTTCCTGACAACGATGACTTAACCCAGAAAAAGCCGCTGCGGTTTTCAGTGATCCCCGGTACATTAAACAGCACCGCATCAACAACGCGGTTATGCTTTCGCAATGTCAGGCAGGAACTGGTGATCACGGTGTTCGCTACGGCGCCATAGTCCTGGTATTGGATTTTCATTTACATGTTCCCCATAACGGTATCGCTCATGTCGTTGACCATGCTCTGCCAGATTTCTTTGCCGCTTTGCGTCAGCTCGTTTCCACGAACGCATTTGCTTAACAGCTGAATACCAACGGCTTCCCATTGGGGGTAATTTTCTTTGATAGCCTTCAGAGCATAACCATCGATTAAGTCTCTGATGCCTTTAACCCCACCGATGATGTTTACTCGTATGGATTGTCCATTGGCATTAATCATGAAATGATCGCCGCTGGTGGCGGATATGTGGTTGTGCAGTGCAGCCGCATACTGATTTGCCAGCGCATTGAGGCGGAAATTTTGTGTAATGAGTGGCATTATTTACCCTCCCAACCAATCACCTGAAACAGCCCCATTTTCGGGTGATACCAGCGGGTACCGCGTGGCTCTGCCTCTGACATCATCTGATGAAATGCTTTCATGAACGGCTCCAGCTCCACGATAGCCCGGCGCGAAAGAAGACCATCTGGCGTCATAAATTCGTGCGTATCGGTTGGGATGCTGTAGGCATTGACCAGATTGCGGCACTTAGCATCAGTCATTCCGCTTTTGGCGACCACCTGGCGATAACCGACATATCCGGCGCGCATATTTCCGCGTTTGATGGTTTCCACCGCTTCTGTGACTGTTTCGAGCTGTTCTTCCACATGATTCAGGCGCTTCTGTTGACGAACAGCGTCGGCGGCTATCGCAGCGATCATCTCGATTTCCGTTAGCGGTGTGCGAGTGCGGAAGTAGCTGTTAACCAGTTCGCGCTGAACCTGCCAGGCAAGGGCGTCATTGAATGACTTCGTCAACATCAGGTAACCTGATTCAAAAAGTACAATCCCCGATGGTGCAAATTTAGAGAATGTTCCTTCCGGGAGGTCCGTACGTATTACGTCCGCACCTAATTCGGCATAATCCACACCGCTGATGAAATGCTCACGGTTTCGGTTGAATGCTGCGCGCGCGGTTCCTTCCGGTCGCTGGTGGACTTCATCAATCATCGCCAGCGTCACAACACGCTGACCGCGATATTCGACTGCCGGAAGCTGTTTGTTATTGATCGTTACTATGTTCATTTTCGTCCACCTCAGTGCATAACCGGCATGTCTGGCATACCGTCTTTCTGAATCAGTTCAATGAAGCTGTCATGTAGTATGTTGAATCCCTCCCGGCCCATCGCTGACAGCCTGAATCCGCATTTCTCGTCAGTTACAACCATGTCCTGATACATACGCAGCGCCATCTGCTAGCCAACGTCAGGCCCGTATTTTTCAATTGCGCACGCCTCGATATGGTTAGCGAGCGCGAAGCGCTCAGACCACGGATAAATGCTGATTGAACCGGGTTTTCCTGTGTATACAACGGCTGTATCTACGCCGCCCTTGTCATTCTGAACATCGACAGTCCCGTTCTTCTCCTGCTCCTCAGCAATGAACACGGCGACAACAAGCCAGCGCCATAGGATGATTTGTTTTTCAATACACGGCATAAACCAGCCGCTTTCAATCCCTTCCATAATGCAAGCTATCAGATCGAGCCCGTCCGGAATTCGTTTGTCATAGTTACCGTTGTCGATCTGGCGAACCGCAGTTGAATAACCAATAATTCGATTACCAAAACGGATGCCTGTTAATGTAGGTTCAGGGGTAATGGTTGAATTAATCATCAATACTCTCCTTTTGGTTTGAAGGTTTATTGTTCATTTCCGGTCCTTAACTTTGCTGTATCGTTCATGGCTCATTACTTCCCAGTTCTGGCCGCCGTCTCGGGACAGCAGCCGCCAGCGGCGATTAACCCTCAGACTCAGGTTTCCGGAGCCGCGCATACGACAGGGATGAATTCGTCTGGCTCTGAACTGGCGGAGAACACGGACCGCCTGCAGGTGCACCCACTCAGGAATTCGTATTGCTGTTAATGTCACCGATTTCCTCCAGATCAGGAGCGATTACCTGATATCCCGCTTTCTTTGCTATCCATAAGAAGGTATCCATGCTGGCAATCATCTCGTTATTGTGAACTTTACGGGTATTTATTACCTGACCATTTTCAATCGTCATAATGAGCTGTACTTTTTCGTGTATAAGAGGGGATAAATCAGACATCAGTTAATTCCTCCACTGATATATTTCTCTTTTACGTAGTCAACAACCTCTTTTAAAAGGCCGTCCACTATCAGTTTCCCTGATTCAGTGAGATATTCCGTGTGTTGATTAATACCGATGGCATTCTGGTATGCGGTACGGATTGTTGCTTCTCCTTCCGTCCGTCCATATTCAACACGGGTAAGACCCTCAAATCGTAATAACAACTGGTTCATGAACTGTTCAGTTATTTCTATCGTTGTTATTTCTCCGTCCGGGAGGTCAACGACGAGCAGATTACTACCTGTTTTACGTTGCATCCGCCGGAGTGCCGCTGTTACCATGCGGCGACGATCTTTATAAATGGTTGTACATGCCATTTGTTATTTCCCGTATGCTTTTCTGAGAAACAGTATTGCAACTGACCAGTATCCTGCATTAGCCATTAATAATGCGGTTTTATAAGCGTTTCTATTTTTCATGCATCACCATTATTTTCTGGTTGTGGAAATCCACGACCAGAGGCCGTCATGTTTTTATGTGTGATTTTTTACTGAGTGTTCTTTATTCGTTGCGTAGTGTTTCTATATACTCGTAAGCCATTTCACAGGTCTTATTCATGGAGCGAATGAGGCAGCATAAATAATCGTCTACCTCTCCTGAGTCGGGCGAATTCTTAAATATAAATTCAAGCATTGATGTATTCTCTTTTATTTGTGCTGCCACTTCCTCAAGAATATTTAATGGAGTTTTCATGTTCTTTGCTCCTTAAATGCATCGCATGCGCTTCTGGCGTATTGTTGTGCCAGTAAAAAGATATCATCCGAAAGTTCATCACATTCTTCATCACCGGAAGCCGAAATGATTAACCCCGCTTCAAGCAGTACGGCAATGTGATGAAAAGCTGTCTCCGGTTCGTTGGTAAGGCCCTTGAACATTTTCATCTTATGCTTCCTCCTGATTTTGTTTATAAGCATCAGTCAATAACAACATTGGATCACAGCCAAGAACATTAGCCAGAGGGATAAGCATGCTGATGGTTGGTTCGTACTCTCCGCTTTCCCACTGGATGATAATTTCTTCATCGAGATCGAGCAGCCTGGCGAGTTCGGCGGTTGTTAAGCCGCAGGCTTCGCGTTGGGTGCGGATTTTATTTGGTTGTTTGTTGATTATGTGATTATGTAATGGATAAGTAGCAGACAGGGCGTATTCATGAACAAACTCCATGACTTCAAACCCCAATTCTTTAGAGCGATCACCATCAATTAAATGGAAAGTACGAGCAGCACCTACCAGATTTGCAATATTTAATGCAAAGGATTCTTTTTCGAAGTGGTTTAAGTTCGATATCTCAGTGGTTGTCAGATCTTTCATTGAATCACTATCAATTTAAAATTAACAATAAATCAAGTTAAAATTGATGGTGTGATGTTAGATCTTGATTGATGGAATTGTCAAGAAAAAATTGATTTCTGCGTCTCTTTTACTTGATTTGTAAATTTTTCTTTAATAATCAATAATTAACCAAATCTATTTATATTGAATGGAACAGATGAGATTACCTTCGATTGGATATAAAGCAGCTCAAGAGCATCTTTTTCAATGCTCCAGGATTGGTAATTTGGGTTATCAGATAACACCATGATTTTACTTCCTATCTTTTGTAATCTTTTGACGTAGCATTCACCATCAAAGCAAAAAGCATAAATGCCATCACCATCAAAGTAATTCACTGTTTTATCGAGAAAAAGAAGATCTCCTGGGGCTATTGTTGGAGCCATACTATCTCCTCTTGCGTTACCAATCTCTATGTTTTGAAATGCTCTATTGCCAACAAGGCGACGGGCATATTCAGGATCAAGCTCGATTGAGCGAACTACATCGATAAAGTCCCCACGGACATGTGTTCCATCGCCGCAACTAAACTCAACATCGAGCACGTTAAAGACCACACTGTCAGTTCTTGCTTGATGTTTTTCCTTTGAAGAGAACTGCCGTGACGTGATTTCTCCTAAAAACCACGATTGCGGATAACCACTTATTTCGGATAACTGGGCAAGCCGGTTTCCCCTTGGAAATGTTTTTCCTGTTGTCCAGTACTGTACGGACTGTGCGCTGACACCTAACTTTCGGGCCAGCTCTGCTTGGCTCCAGCCTTTCTCCTGTAGCAGCTTTGTAATTCGATTTTCAGTGCTCTTTAAGTTTTTCATTGTTAATCCTTGCTGGTTACTTGGTTTCGATAAATTTTTACTTGATTTTAGTGTATTCGATCTTTTGTGGACTTGTATGTTAATTTAAACTTGATGTAATCTTGAATTTATAAAGTTTAGATTGGTGGGTTGCGATGAAAGGAAATGATTACGACGCACTTCGTGAGCTAATTGCACAAAATGCCATAGCGCGAAATCTAGGCGTTACGCCGCAAGCTGTGAACCAATGGTTTTCAAAAAGAACAATTCCTGCTCGTTTCGTCTTGCGTGTATGTGAAGTTGTGGAATGGAAAGTTACTCCTCATGGGTTAAGACCAGATCTTTATCCCCATCCTGAAGATGCAATCCCTGATTTGTTACGTAGAAGTCACACAGCCACAAATGCGGCAGTTATGAAAAACGAATGATGAAGGGCTTGTATGTCCCAGAATTACGTTCAGACAGAGATGCCATCTAGGCACTGCCAGGCAGACGAAGAGTGGATTCAGCAGCAGTTACAGGGGCTGCCTCCGTCACTGAGACGGAAGGTCGCCCTGAAATATGCGGAGGTATACGAAATCACTTTTGACGCTGAGCCTGTTTCATTCCGCAAGGAGAACAGAGCAAGGCACGAAGCAAACACAAGGCTCCGCTTGTTTGTGAGAAATCAGGGCAGAGCTTTACAGGGGTATACAACTCAGCCGCCCCTGGCAGGAACGCAATCGCGCTCCTGATTGGTACCGGGCTTAAAGGTGTCCGGTGGCTGAATCCCAAATCTCATTGCATTTGTGTACTAGCTAAGGAGTACATGCAAAATTCAGTGAGAGGAGGGGAGGGGGAGGAGTGCTCGTGTGTTAGTGCGAAGCACTGGAACAGGCTTTTCCAACAGACGGGTACATAGGTTAGGTAGATCTCGATCTAAAGGGGGATACCCCTGAAAAAACGGCCGTACCATAAAGCTAGTACAAGATGGATAAAAAAGTATGAGTGAAGACCTGAAGCAAAATTTAATCGCTCTCCTGGAAGAGCAATTCATTCGCTCCGATGACAAAGTCGTTTTCGATTATGTGATGCAGAAAAAAATCAAGTCTCAGGGATACCACCTGCAACGCAATTTCAGCATCAGCATTAGCGGTGGTCGTAAAGGGTTTATTGATTGCCTGGTTACATCATCAGACGGCCAGCAGTGTGCCATTGAGGTCGATAAGAAGTCTCCCCGCAACCGTTCGTTGATGAAGCTGGCTCAGCTACCTGAGGGGATGTCAGGCTTTGTCCTGCTCAGGGATGGTAAGCACCCTCTTCGATATAGCGAGAACGGAATTGACGTTATTCGTGCGACGAAATTTAAGTGAGTTGATTCGGAAAGGGGCTGGCAGCCTTTGGGGAGACCACCAGCCATGTGAGGAGGAATCCATGAAAACCACATCACAAAATTATTATCTCATCACTGCGGGGACAGCACAATGCAGCTGACAATCACGCCGAATTTTGCACAGGAGCGAGCGCTAAACATGTTGCGCCGTGACTGGAAGGCAAACGACACCTTCATGGTTTACTCGCCAACAGGTAGCGGTAAAACGGGTCTGGCAGCCTTCATAGTTGCTGGTTTTGTCAGCCGTGGTATGCGTGTTCTGTTCTGTGTTCCGTACACCATCCTGATTGGTCAGACGGCTAATCGGTTCGTGCAGTATGGTTTACCTGGAGATGAAATCGGTTATATCTGGGCGGATCACCCGAACTACGATCCGGACCGGAAAATTCAGATTGCCAGCGCTGACACGCTTATTCGTCGTGTTTTTCCTGAAAATATCGATCTGCTGATTATCGACGAAGCGCACCTGCGTAAAAAACGCATCCTGAAGGATATCGAACGTCTGCGCGGCAAAGGCGTAAAGGTGATTGGCCTGTCGGGTACTCCGTTTTCTCCGTTCCTGGGCAAATACTATGACCGACTGATTAAGCCGACCACCATCGGCGAGTTAATCCAGCGTGGCGATCTGAGTAAATACGAATTTTACGCGCCAACTAAGCCGGATCTGAAAGGTGTTAAAACCACATCTTCGCTTGAGTACGGCCGCGATTACAACGAAACACAGCTGGCTGAAATCATGTGCGGCTCTACGCTGGTGGGCGACATCGTACAGAACTGGCTGGAGAATGGTCGGGATCTACCTACCATCGCTTTCTGCGTCAACGTAGCTCACGCCAATTATCTGACAATCCAGTTTAACCTGGCGGGTGTTAACGCTGAGGTAATGACCGCAGACACTCCGGTAGATGAGCGCCAGACCATCATTCACCGCTTTGAAACTGGTGCAACGAAAATCATCGTTAGTGTGGGCGTTCTGGTGGCCGGCTTTGATAGTGACGTTCGTTGCATCATCTACGCCAGGCCAACAAAAAGCGAAATTCGCTGGTTGCAGGCACTCGGGCGTGGGCTGCGCACCGCACCGGGTAAAGAGTCCTGCCTTATCTTCGATCACAGCGGCACCGTGCACCGTCTGGGTTATCCGGATTCAATCGAGTACGACGATCTTCCCGGTAAGTCTGACGGCATGGAGGAAAGCGCGCGCCGCGCAGTTGAGGAACGGGCCGAAAAACTGCCACATGAATGCCCTCAATGCCACTACATGAAGCCAGCTGGCGTCTATGTTTGCCCTAAATGTGGACACAAGCCGCTGCGAGGTGAAGATGTTGATACTGACACTAGCCGCAAACTTAATAAGCTGGGTAAAAATCAGCATCAGTCGACGAAGGCAGAGAAACAGTCCTGGTGGAGTCAGATCAAATTTTATCAGCGCCAGCGTGCTTCGCTGGGGCGTCCAGTCAGTGATGGATGGTGTACTCACACTTTCAGGGAGAAATTCGGTGAATGGCCTGATGGGTTGAGCAGTTTCCCGATGGAAATAAGCCCAGAGGTAAGTAACTACATCAAACACAAGCTGATTCGGTTTGCCAAAGGCCGTCAGCGGACGCAGAGAACTATAGAAAAATTGCAGGCAACGATTCCTCTGTCTCAGGAACGAGGTGAGCGAAGCGAGATGCCAATAGGCACTGAGGCTTGGCGCATCATGCAAGCAAAGCAACAACTCCAGAAAAATATAAACAGTTTGAGTCAGTAAGATGAAAACAGCAGCTGCAGCGAAAGGCCGCTGGCCTGAAATATTAGAGCACTTCGGCTTGCCGCCGATAACAGGAAAAAATCACTTCAAGGGTGAATGCCCGGTATGCGGTGCACGTGGCAAGTTCCGAATTGATGACCGCGACGGTGCAGGAACGTGGATCTGTGTATGTGGTAGTGGCGATGGTATGAAACTTGTCACCCTGACACAGGCGAAGCCATTTAACGAGATTTGTACCGAAATAGACCGCCTGATCGGTAATGATTACCAACGGGTTAAAATCCCGGTAACCAGCAGCGCCACCAGCTTACGCAAACGGGTATTGAGCAAGTTTTCAAAACTGGAGGCACTGCGTGGTACATCCGGCGCAGCGTATCTTAATTCTCGTGGAATATTCAGTCTTCCTGCTGAGGCGATCCGGTTCAATGCCAGGCAGAGACACAACGGGAGTGTGTTCCAGTCTCTTTATTCACTTGCTACGGACGATAAAGGGGAGTTGTGCTATCTGCACCAGACTCTGCTTGATGGTGATAAAAAAGCAGATATCGGTAGCAGTGCAAAGCGCCTCAAATCCCTGCAGGAAGATAACTATTTGGATCACGCTCGTTCTGTAGCTATCCGCATGTTTCCTGTTGCCAGCACTCTGGGTATCGCCGAAGGCATCGAAACAGCGCTGTCAGCGCACCAGATTTATAACGTGAACACCTGGGCAACCATTAACAGCGGCTTTATGAAAAAGTTCCGCGTACCAGCTGGTGTTCTGCACCTGATTATTTTTGCCGACCGTGACGAGAACAGCGCCACCGGGCTGGCTGCGGCTTGCGAATGTGCTCATGCCAATCTGATGGCAAAGAATGACCTGCAGCGCGTGAGCGTGTACTGGCCGGATCACGATGATTTCAACAATATGCTCATGAACGGTGATCAGGTTCGAGAGCTGGTTTTCCATAAGAAAAAGGCGGTTGCGTAATGCGTACTGATAACAACGAACATAAAGCACTATTCACCATCCCGACGGCAGCGTACAGCTCCGCCATCGCAAACATCAAGCCCCTGCCAGAGCAACGGAGAATCACCGGGCATAAGCAGACTGATGCTTATCTTTGGGTGCTGGAGGTTATCCGTCTGAACGAACCCGCACATCTGGATGCTGCTGAGGCTGCGCTGGTGAAAATTAAAATTTCCCCAAAAGAGGCTCAGGAACGCTATTCGCGTTATCTGCTGGCGAATGGTGGTGATCCTTTCCAGATTGCTTTCGGTACCATCGGCATGGATAACCCGGCACAGGCAATCAGGATCGCCCGGGAGAATATCAAAAAAGCAGCATCAGTCAGGGCTACGTTTGGTAGCTATGAAGCAGCACTCGAAGATGTGGAAGCCGAGCGAGTGATCAAGTCTTCCCAGAAATTTATCGACGATCATCTCTGGGGCTGGACTGCAGCCGAGAAGAAAGCGGGCAGAATTGATGGCATCCGTATGAATGAAATTGATGATCAGCGTCGTGCATATGTTGATGGCTATCGTGATGTACTGCCAGAGCCTCATACATTGTCAGACGTAGTTCGTGAGTTTGTTTACTGGGACTGGCTCTACAGTGTTCGCCACACTGCGACTAAAGAACAGGGCGATGAGTATGGTTACTCTGAGCATCACGAATCGGTATATGACCGCGAGCGCTACCTTGAAAAATTGCTGATGACCATCAAACCGGTGACACGGGCTGAAGCCGTGGAGGTGTGTCGTTGGTTTTTGGCAAGCGGAAAGGGCGAATATATGAAAGACAATGGCGAGGCGGTTATTCTTAATCTGGTTGGGGAGTGTGAATAATGAAGCTTGAGGCATCGCTAAAATACTTCAGTCCTCAGGGAATGTATATCGGCGACGATGTGAAAGGAACCTCTCCGGAACGTCTTACAGGCACCGATGTTATGGCGGCTATTGGTACCACCAGCAGCCGAGCGCGATTTGGTCTGGCGGCTTTCTTTGGGAAGGCCGGTATCAGCAAGACTGATGAGCAGATGGCAGTCCAGGCGCTTGCGCGTCACGCGATGGAAATTGCACCGAAGAATGTGCGTAAAGCAGCTGGTGGTGAATTTGGGTGGTGTATGCTGGTACTGGCGCAGTTTGCCTTTGCTGAGTACTCTCGCTCAGCTGCTACCAGCAGCGTCTGCACTATATGCAAAGGAACCGGTAGAACCACACGGACTCAAATTACACGAAAGGTTTCTTTCCCGTGTGGACCGCCTCCGTACTGGGCCAGCCGTTCTCGCGCTGTTCGGCCATCAGATTGGGAGCATTGGACGGAGATAATGGAGAGTGTGCCTGCAGTCTGTGATGTCTGCGAAGGCAGGGGAGCAATAAGCGCACGTTGCCGTTGTGGTGGAAAAGGGAAAATTCTAGATCGTATTGCGACAAAAGAGCAAGGTATGCCAGTATTTAAAACCTGCGAGCGTTGTAGTGGAAAGGGATTCGTATCTATCAAATCAGCTAATGTTCATCGAGCTATTCAAATATACATTCCCGATCTGCACCAGTCTTCATGGTCGCGCAATTGGAAACCATTCTATGAAAAATTGGTTGATATCCTGCATCAAGGTGAGCGGCATGCGGCTGGAGCATTTGAGAAGGCAACGAGTTACTGATCTGAATAGATCTGGGGGAGAGATTTTTGAGCAACTGACTTGACTTTGCATAAAATTGTCTTGTACTATTTTGAGCATGGGTTTTAGTGCCAAAATAAAAATTACCACAGAACCCGCCTTACAGCGGGTTTTTAATTATGGTAAATTTTCCATAAATTTCTTAAATAGTAATTTGTCTTTGTTGCTTACAGATTTCTGGATGTTAAGTAATGCGCGTAAAGGTTTAAGATTTTCTCTTGTTGCAAAAAACCTCGATTTTTCTAAGCGTTCCTGAACAAAAATAAAGCGCTCTCTTAATCTTGAAACCTTTATTCCAAATGACAACACCTCTCTTTCAGTTAATTCATCTGGGTTGCATTTGTTTAATTTTTCCAGAACCATTTTTATATCTCTTTCATAAAGAAGAGCAATGTCATAATCATTCAGCAAGCATTCAGGGTATTGTATTACCCCAATAAGTTCGTTTACGGTTTTGTTCTTATTGTTAACTTTCGGAGCTAAGTCGCTTGTTTGCTTTTGGGATATAATTTCGTCCAGTTCTAGCTCTTCTGTATTTTTTAATCTTGAGCGGAAAACACGCCCATCACCAGAAGCAGCCATCTTTTTCAATGTTTGATAAGCTGCACGCCCGATGATTTTAGGGTCTTTCATGTCAAGTATTCTATGAGCAACCTCAGTTAGTGATGGACGCCCAGATTCGATTTTGGCTTTGAGTTTGTAATAGCTAAAAATATCATCTTTTGCCTCTTTAAGTGCGGTAAGTAAGCGATGGAAATCTGCTTTTCGGCAAAGTTCTATTGCTAAATTATCAAAGGCTATACCAAAAACATTAGTTCCACATACATGGCCGATATTCGTTTCAAATCCTTCTTTCGTAACTACCAGAAATCCCTTTTTATGCCCTTTGCGGCAATTTGATTTTCCACATGGAATTTCCTCTGGTAGGTCATCGTAGTAACCAAAAACGTCAGAGAGTTGCTGATCATTTAACTCTAATTTGGGATAGTAAGACTCTCTCGCCTGAATTTCTGCCCAGTCATTCACGCGAATAAAACTTTCGCCATTCTTGAGAAAAATCATACTCGTCCTTACTGTGGTTAGATTTAAAGCATATCCATTTGATATTTAATCACTATTCTTTTTGTATTTCACCTAAAACCATTTTGTTTTCATGTTTAATGTGACTGATGTATCATCACTCCCCCAGCCATTTTAGCTAAATGATGAGAGCGAGTTATAATCGCCAGGTCGCTGGTTCAAGTCCAGCAAGGGCCACCAACCGTCACTAGCTCATCGGGATAGAGCATCAACCTTCTAAGTTGATGGTGCGGGGTTCGAGTCCTCGGTGACGGACCATGCGGGCATCGTATAATGGCTATTACCTCAGCCTTCCAAGCTGATGATGCGGGTTCGATTCCCGCTGTCCGCTCCATGTGTTTTTTTTGTCTGCACAACAGGTAAGAGCATTCTCCCTTATGGGGCCTGGCTTAAATGCATTGAGTGCTCTTTCCGTTGTGCTGAATTAAGCGAATGCCGGAAGCAGAACCGGATTACCAAATGCGCACGGGCGTCGTCGCCGCCCAGCAACAGCACAACCCCGACAGAGCCGTAGCCACTGGCTGTCATGAATTAATCAGTGACAGTTATGCTGCGGCCTTCTTTTTTCCCTTCCCGATATAAGAATTACGCCATCCGTTCCGTGCGGAGGTGAGGCTATGAAATCCATGGATAAAATTTCAACGGGCATTGCCTACGGCACCTCCGCAGGCAGTGCTGGCTACTGGTTTTTACAGTGGCCATAGGATAAATTCGATGTCGATTAAACGTTATGATGTGGTCAGGGCAGCCTCGCCGTCAGATCTGGCGGAAAAACTGACACACAAACTGAAAGAGGCCTGGCAGCCGTTTGGTAGTCTGGTGGACATAACTCCTTATACCCTGATGCAGGCGATTGCAGCAGAAGGTTATGTGGTGGTCAAGTAA